GTGACCGCAACCGTATCATTGCAGGTACCAAGTCTGCCTTGGTATATTACAATGATAGTCAGATTAACGAATACTTACAGTTCTCTGATACTGTTAAGATGGACTTTGCAGTTACTGCTCCGAGTCGTCGATTCTGTATCTTGAACTACGGTACTCCGGTATTATATCAGCCTGCTAAGATTGTACGTATCGTTAACATTGGTGACGAAGGTTTGTAATCTAATTGCAATAAATTGTTTCAAAAAAGGGGAGGGAGATTAAAAGAACTCCTTCTCCTTTTTATTTTTAAATTAATGAATTATGGTAACAATTAAAAGTAGAGTTTATTCCCAACACACTCTAAGTTTCAAGAATGGGATAGTAAAATTTTGTAATGGTGTAGCAACTGTATCTGACGAATTGTATCAGGAAATTGTCGATGGTCAGTTTCCTAACATTTATAAAGAAGGTGAAGAACCGGAATATAGAACAAAAATGGAAGATAAGTTGCGTACAGAAATCAAGAAAGATAATGAGGAATACGAAAACGAGATTCGTAGATTGAAGAGTATCGTTGAATCTCAGGAAATTGAACTTTCTAAAAAAGATGATGAAATCGAATCTTGGAAGAAATTGGTTGAAGAGTTGAAAGCTGGAAAAACTGAATCAGTAAAGACTGAAATTCAAGAAACAACCAAAGAAGAAATTGAAGACGATAATTTGTTAGCAGATTTGAAAGCAACAAAAGTCGACGACTTGAAAACTCTTGCAATGTCAGAAGAAGGTGGTAATTATTCTGAAGACGACTTGAAAGGCAAGAAAAAAGATGAAATTATTGAAATGATTTTGAGTAAAGCATAATAACGTATTACAATGGGTCAACTAACTTTGAAAATAAAATACAGAAAGAATACTGGTTTAGCTTTTTCTGTTGCTGAAATTTGGTCTTTATATCTTTTCGGTATAAAAATCGAAGGAGGAGAAGGGACGTCTTTTTCAGATGAAAACATGAGATTCTACATAGAATCTGCACAGAGAGATGTAGAAAATTGGTTTAATCTGCGTTTTATGAAACAGTTAGTTGACCAAACTCTTTCATATTATCGTTCAGATTATTGGCAACAATTCCCTATACTTCAGACAAATTATCCTGTACGAGTTCCTTTATCTATGATTGGTATGCTGAATAAAATGGAACAAATTATATATCCACAAGGATGGTTGTTCTGTGAATACGATACAGCAATGAATCAAGGGAAAAGGAGAATTAGTGTAGTACCTACTGGTTCATCAACAACTCAAGGAAATGCCGAAATTATTTTGACTGGAATCACGTCTCAGATTGGAACTCAAAGATATGAGAATATTCCTGATTATTGGAGAATCCAGTACATCACAGGATGGGATATAGATGATATGCCAATGGATTTATTGAATATAGTTGGAATGTTGGCTACTTTTGGTCCGTTAAACATCGCAGGAGATTTGGTCCTCGGTGTTGCTGGTGTATCAAGTCAATCGTTAAGTATAGATGGTTTGAGTCAAAGTATAGGTACAACAGCAAGTGCAACATCAGCAGCATATTCAGCAAGACTTATTCAATACAAAAAGGATATTGATAGTGCAGTAGGCAGATTGAAACTTGTTTACGATGAAGTTAAATTCAGAGTATTTTAACTATGGAACAGAAGAATATCTTACAGACACCTAATCCAGGTTTAAGTAATTTTAGACCAGAATTTTATAAGGATGAGTTTGAGAAAGCTATCTTTGCTAAAGGTTACGATGTAACACTTGAAACAGCATTGAGATGTCCTTGTCATGGAAGAGATGCAGCTTTACCTGATTGTCAGAATTGTTTCGGTACTGGTTATTTCTATGTTAATCCTACAAAAACAAAAGCTCTTATAACTGGAATTAATCAGAACAATCAATATAAGAATTGGACTGAGGCTTTATTAGGAACATTCGCAGTGACAGTGATTGATAAAGATAAACCTAATTTAGGTTATTTCAATCGTATAACTTTTGAGACAGAATATTCTTACTTTAGTGAGAATTTGGAAATAAGAGAAATGAACGGGGAGTTTTTTGTTTTTACGACGTATCGAGTGATTGACTTGATATCTCTTCATACTTTCATTTCTTCTACTGAAAAATTAAGTAAAACGAATCAAGCTCATGTAAATCCTGAAAATCCTTATTGTTTAATATTGGATTTTGAACCTCCTACAAATGGAGTAGTGAGTATTTATTATAAGCATAGAATCGAGGGACACGTACTTGACCTACCGCATGAAGTAAGGGCATCTTGGGAAACAAATAAGATAAAAGGTTCTTTGCAGAAGATTCAACTTCCGGTTCAAGCAATAGTAAGAAGAAGTCACTTGATAGCAATAGAAAAACCGAATTTCGATGGTTCAGGTGTAATAATTAACGATAATATATAATGGCAGCGTTACCGATTAGAATAGACTTGAGTGATGTAGTTCAAGAATTCACTTTGAATCAAGATGAATCGAACTTATTGGCTACAGCTATTATTGATAGTGTAGTTCAAGAATATTCTATGAAGTGGCAAGATTTAGTTAATAAAGAACTGAAAAGTTCAAGACCTGAGTATCTTAAAGCAATGTATATCGAGAGACCTTCTGCAACAGAAGCTGTCTTTGGATTATCTGCAAGAGAAAGTAAACTTGCTTTAATGATAGAAGAAGGTGCAGGTCCATTTGACGAGAAACCAGGATTTCAAAAATCATCTAAAGCGAAACAAAAGAAGAATGGACTTGGTTGGTTTTTGACCGTACCGTTCCGCCATGCGACACCGCAAGCGATTGCTGAAGCAGGAATATTCAGTTCAATTATGCCTCAGGATGTATATCAACTTGCTAAAAATTCACCAATGCCATTAAAAAGGTCTCAACTACCTGAAAGTCAACAAATACCTGGTGTAAGAAAAGAAATTAACATTCCTGGATTAAAAGTTCCAGAATACATTCATAAAGCAGCTAAATACGAAGGGCTTGTACGAGTTGAAGCTTCAAGTTCAGAAAATGAGAATAGAGGTCAATACATGACATTTAGAAGAGTTAGTGACAAGTCAGACCCTAATAGCTGGTTCAATGGTGGTATTATTGCTAAGAGATTGATGGATAGGGCACTTGAAATTGCTCAGATAGACAGAGTTGCTGATATGGCTATTGATGAAACATTAGAAAGGATATTAAATAACAAATGATATGATAGAAATAATCCGTGTAAAACAGCTTATTCTAAATCTATTGGAATATATACCCAAAGATTTAGAAAATCATAAAAATGACGAAGAAAATACCTTTCTATATAGATTGTTATATGGAATGAAGGATGGAAATTTTGATTTCTATCAACAAGCAAAATCGTTATTCACTCGTTCATCTGCTAATCCGAGGAAAATAGAAGTAAGACTTGAATTTCCTAAAGATAAGACGGGATTACCTTGTTACGTCATAAGAGAACCAGGTAAAACAAAAGGACCTGCTAATTCAATAGGCAAATTGAATGGTGAAATTTATACTCCTGATGGAGCATGGCAAGTTCGAGATAGTAGAGAATGTGGTTTTGAAATTATGTGTCTGTCAGATAATATGTTAGAAAGTATTTTATTATCAGAAGTACTTTATGCATTAATGACTGGAGCGTATAACTGGTTAGCTGCTAATTATTCGACTATCGATATAACAATGACAGAGCTTATGGCAGATACAAACTTGATTCCTCTACCTATATTTGTAAGGTCTGTAAGATTGGAAGTTTCTGTTGAACAAATTATTTCATCTTTGGTTAATACTGAATTTTTAAATAAATTGTTATTTGAAGATGCAGGAATAGCAGCGATTGATGGAGATAATTATCAAAATCATGGATTGCCAGGTGTAGAATCAGAGATAATTTAATATTTGGTTTGTAGAAAGAAAAAGAATATCTATATTTAGGTGTTAATTATATTCCTGAGAATTATTTAGAAAGAATCGAAGGAATTAAATCATATATCAGTTCGTAAAATTAATGAAAATTAATAAATTTTATGTCAAGCACATTTTATTTTAACAATCGTCAAATATCTCTTCCTGGTGTTTACAGCACCATTATAAGTGGAGAAACTGGACCTGCTCGTAATTTAGATTACGGTAAGGTTCTTGTTATTGATACTGGTACATATTCTGCTGGATTTGGTGGTGGTGCTGGTATTAATGGTGAAAATACACAAGGTCAGAATGCTATTTATACATTTGACAATCTTTCAGATTTTCGTGGATTTATGAAAGGTGGAATGTGGTGGAGAGCTGCAGAAGCGTTATTCGCACCAGACTCTTCGAATCCTGACGCAGTAGGTATTTCTGAACTTGAATTTGTTCGTGCAGCAACAACTACAGGAGCAAAAATTACATTTGCAACAGCAGCAGGAGGTACATTCGCAGTTAAAACATTAGATGAAGGTTTAGTAGCCAATGGTTCGTTGTTGAACGATGAATTATTGACAAAAGGCTACGGTCTGAGTTTTATCGCAGGACGTGAAGATGCTACTAAATGGATTCTGCAATTCTGGAGAGGTACTTATACTGGTACTTATACAGATGGTTTGCCTTATGGTGACATTACGCAAGAAAATTGTGACCCTGAATTAGTACTCGAATCTCCTGAAATTGATAACATTCAAGAATTGATTGATTGGGCCAATAATGATTCTAATTTTGGTTTGGTATTTGTTCTTGATTCCACTTCTCAGGTTGAAGGTACTGGTAAGATTGAGCAGAATGATATTACTACTGCATTGAACGGTAAACCTTATATCCTTGCTACTGGTGGTACTGAATCGTTTGATATGAACGATTTAAATGCTGTTCTTGACCAGATTGTAGGTTTGGATTATAGTGCAGTGATACTTGACCAAGTAGGAGCGAATGCAAATTCAGCAACTACAAAAGCATATATCACTCATATGACACAAGATGCTAAATTCCAACACTTCTTGTATGTAGCAGGTTATGATGATTCAGCTAATTTTGCACAAGAAATCACATTAGCTCAAGCTTTCGATAGTTGTTATATTCAATTGGTACATGGTGGTGTAGGTATGGTATCTGCATTTGATGCACAGAAGATTCGTTGGTGGCCGGCTATTTACATGACTTGTGCAGTAGTGGGCCGTGTAAGCGGAAAACCGCCTTATGTACCTCCTACATTCAAGACAATTGGTGTTGATAGAGTAAAACATATATTGACTGAGACTGAAAAGAAAAAAGCTTTGAAGTATGGTATTCTTTGTGTTGTATTGAACGACTATACTGGAAAGTTCAATATTTTGCAGGGTGTAAATACATTGCAAGATAACGCCAATCTGTTCAATGCAAAAGGTCAATCTTACTCTATTCAGTTCATGCGTGTTGTAGCGCAGATTAATAAAGAATTGAT